CTCCCGCCGGTCACCGCCCGGACGAGAGGAGAGACAGCAGTGACCATCACCTGGAAGACGTTTTGGACCGTCGGAGCCACAGTGCTGGCGTTGAGCATGGCCGCGCTGGCGGTAACCGATGTGCTGTGGACGCCCCTGGCAGTGGTGATCGCCGCCGTCCTGGCAGTGGTGGTCCTCTTGCTCAGCCACGTCATCGTGGACGCGTGCGAGATGTGGCGCGAAACTGAGGACTGGCAGCGCAGACGGGTCTGGCTGTGGACCAGTGCCGCAGGTGGCGCCTACGCCGCGTGGACGATCACTGCCGCGCTCCTGCCACTGACGTGGCTGCACGGTCTCATCATGGTCGCCGCCTTGGGGATCTTGTCGGTCAGCGTCTACTGGGCGGCCGTCGGCATGGAGTGGCGTCTGCGGTCCGTCGCGCCTCCGCGCCGCCCCGACGCCGAGGACGATGAGGCGCTGCTCGGCCCTTACGAGAAAGTCCTCGCCGCCGCACTGCGCCGCGCCAGCCTCGGCTTCGTGCGGGTCCTGCCCGGCTGTGACCCGCTGCGCAGCAACGCCGGATCGCAGTTTCGTGCGCGCACGCAGTCGAAGGCGCAGCTCGCCCGCGGCGAACGCGCCGGCGCCCAGACCGAGCTGACTCCAAAGCACATGGAGGCGCTGGCGATCGCCCTCGCCGAGATCACCGGCCGTGATGTCGAATCCGGTTGGGTCCGCTACCGCAAGGAGCCGCAGGCCGGGACCTACTCCATTACCATCACCAACCGAGACGTCATGGCCGAGGTCATCCCCTACGTCGACGACCCCACGCCGACGAGCATCACCGAGCCCGCCCTAGTCGGTGTCGAGATCGACGGCCGCGAGCACCGGGAGCGCCTCGACCAGCACTCACGGGCCGTCGGCGGATCGACCTCGGGCAAGTCCTCACTGTTCCAATGCGAGCTGGCGCACGCCACCCGATGCGAGGACGCGATCGTGTGGGTCGGCGGTGTCCAGAAACTCTACGACCTGGTGGCGGGCTGGGTCGAGCCCTACCACGGGCGGGACATGCGATCGCCGCTGGACTGGATCGCGCACGGCCAGACCGACACGCTCTCCATGATGGCCTCGGGCATGTCCGTCGCACGCTGGCGCCAACGCCAGCCCCTGCACCTGCGGAAATGGCGCACGATCCTCCTGTATCTGGATGAGTTCTCGTTCGTCGCGCAGTCCAGCCAGAAAATCTGGTTCCAAGGGGAGTGGTGGACCGCCTCCCGCCTCGCTTCGGGCTTGCTGCGAGGCGCGGCCAGCGGCAACGTCTTCGTCCACTTCGGCTCCCAGAGGTCGACCACCGACCACTACGGCGACCAAGGAGGCGACGTCGTCGCCAACATCGGCGTGAACTACGCCTTCCGGTCGAAAGACTTCGCTGAAGTCGGCCGCCTCACCAACGACTACAAGCTTCCCGTCCCCAAGTCATCCGGCGAGTGCTACCGGTTCTCCGACGCCGACCCGATCCACCTGAAAGCCCCCTACATCCAGACCAACGACCCCAGCAAACCCCGGCTGCACAACGGCGTCACCCTCGCCGAGATCGCATGGTCCCGGCGCCACCTCATCCAAGGAGGGCTCACCGAAGCCGAAGGCCTCACCGCAGCCGGACCCGCCTACGCCGCCCGGCACCAGATCGTCAATGACCGCTTCATGACCTATCTGACCCACGGCGACGACACGGAGATGCCCGAAGACCCCGACGCACAGGGCGAGGTTTACGACTCCGTCCGCTCCCAGTTGACGGCCCTCGCCGAGCAGCACGGCCTCGACCTCTCCCGCAACGACCCCCAACCGTCGACACCGTCGGAGCAGCGCCGCCCCGACGCGATCCTCGCACTCCTCAAACACTCCCGCGCCGAGGAGGGGTTGTCCGCAGCGCAGATCGCCGCCACGCTTAAGGACGCTGGCGACGCCACGGCCGAGCCTGGCGTCATCGCCCCGACCCTGTCGCGGATGCACAACCAAGGCAAGATCGCGCGCGTCGCGCCCGGCCGCTACACCGCACTCAGCCACCACGACCACCCGACCACCTGAGACTCCCCGAGAGGACCACGATGTCTCGCCACACCGAACTCGCCACCCGCGCCGAAGCGCATTTGGCGACCGCCGAGACCGGCGCCGACGACCCGCAGGTGGCTGCGCTGTGCGCCCTGGCCGCGGCGCTCCTCGCCACCCGACCCGCATGCCTGAGGCGCGCCCCGATTCGCCTGGACCTCGACCAGTACCTCGCTGACATCGAGCACGACACCAGCCCAGCTACGGTCGCGGTCCGCGCCGTCGTCACCTCCATGCAGGCGGCCGCCGCGGAGCTCGACGGCCTCAACGTCGACGACGGCGGATTCCCTACGGACCTCACCATCTCCTAAACGCTCTTCACACGAATGCGCGCTGGCGTTATCGTGATCCCCAACAGCTACATGGAGAGGCCTGCCCGTGGAGCGCGACCCGTCGGAGATGACCCCGGCCGAGTTGCGCTGTCTCCGAGAGTGGATGGGGCTCACCATTCGGGCCATGTCCGCAGCGCTGGGGATCACGTACCAGACGATCACCCGCTGGGAAAACGGTTCATGGCCGATCTCCAACACGAATGCCGGGGTCTTGTCCGAACTGGTCGCTTACACCAATGCTGTCGTGGATGCGCTCGTCGAGGCCGCGCCCGCCACGATCATCGTCTACCGCGACGACAAGGCGTTCCGAGCGAACGAGGACACCGGCGGGTGGATGCTGTCGGCAGCGTGGCATCGGATGGTGGCTGTGCGCGCAGCGGAGCGGATCCCCGGCGCACGCGTCGACTACCGAGATTGACCCGCGGTGCGCCTCCCAGCCACGGCGGCCGCGTGCCGTTAGAGTCGGCCGTGGCCGGCCTCCCTGATCGTTGGGATCGAGCAGTGGACTCCCGGCCACAGCGAAAGGCCCCCGCCTCCCGAAGGAAGCGGGGGCCTTCGCGCCGAACCCGTCGTACGCTCAGAATGTGGACCTACCTGCACCGATGCTGCCCACCGCGGGGCCGCTGCCGACAGGGCCGGGCTGGGCTCACGAATTCAAGTGGGACGGCATCCGGGCTATGTGCGGATCCCGCGCAGGCAGCCTGCGGATGCAGACCAGGCGCGGAAACGACGTGAGCGCGCAGTTCCCCGAAATCGGCGGCACCGCGGTCGACGCCATCCTCGACGGCGAGATCGTGGTGTTCACGGACGAGTCCCCTGATTTCGGTGCGACCCTCCGAAGGCTCAGAGCCAAGCTCCCCAGTGCGCTGGTGGAGACGGTCCCTGCGACCATGCTGGCCTTCGACCTCCTCCACCTGGACGGGGCGGACCTGCGGGGACGGCCGTACGAGGAGCGGCGCGCAGCACTGGAAGGCCTCACACTCCCGCCCGGTTGGGTGGTCCCTCCTGCGTTCAGCGACGGGCCCGCGACCCTCGCGGCCAGCATCGAGCACGGCCTGGAGGGCGTCGTCGCCAAGCGCCTGGTCAGCCGGTATGTCAGCCGGCGCTCCCGCGATTGGATCAAGCACCGGCACCAGGGGGCCGTCGACGCCGTCGTGATCGGCTGGCGTCGGACCTCCTCCGGCGGGATCTCGATCCTCCTCGCCGAGCCGGGCCCGGGCGGTCTGGTCCACACGGGTAGGTGCACCGCGCCCCGCTCGCTCCTGGAGGTGTTGGAGCCGCTGGCCGTGACGACGCCACCGGTAGTCGTCGCCGCCGCGCCCATCGGGGTGCAGTGGGTGCGCCCGGAGCTGCGGGTCGAAGTGGTCGCGGGATCGCGGAGTCCGGGTGGGCGGCTGCGGCATCCGCGTTTCGTCCGGGCCCGGCTCGACCAGCTCGGGTAGGTCTTGCACACGACGAAAGGGCCCGGCCGCCGCCGAAGCGGGGCCGGGCTCTTCTGCGTCTTGCGAACTAGGTCATGCCAGTTCACATGATAGTTGGCATGAGGAAAGGCCCCGCCCCAGAAGGGGGCGGGGCCGCGTGAGAGCGCTTGCGGCGCGGCTAGACGCTGCCGCGCCAGTTGAGGTCCCGCAGCGCCGCAGCGAACGACTCGGCGTTCTCCGCGTTGACGGCGTCTACCCGGATGGTCACATTCGCGTTGGAACCGCGCTGCTTCCAGGTCTTGACGGCCGACAGCAGCTGCGAGGCGGCGCCGAGCAGTGCCAGACCGGCGACGCTGTACGCCTCGACCTCGTCGGCGTTGATGAGGCCGAAGGTACCGGCCGCGGCCAGCACGGCGGTCATCACCGCGTAGATGGCGGTGCGCTGTTCGTTGGACATGGGCTTCTCCTTGTAGATTCGTACGCGTGTCGGAAAATGTGGTGCTGTTGATCCTCGACCACGAAGCGCCGGGCACCAGGCGTGTCTGGAGGTCCCGCGAGCTGGGCTACTTCGGCCGCTGGCGTGACTGTGTCGTCGAGGCCGGGCAGCTCGACGACGGACGCTGGTGGGTCCGGCGAATCGCCCACCCCGTGGGCGGCGAGTTCTGGGCCGAGCTGTACGACAGCGAGCGGGCCGCCCTGGATGCGGCGCGGGAGGCCATGGCTGATATCGAGCCAGCACTCATCGCGGCCGGGTGGCGGCCATTCCGAGAGAGCTAGTCCGGCCCCGTCTCGCCCTGATCGGTGAGGATGCAAGCGATGATGTCGACCGCGCCGCCAGGCGTTACGACAGTCAGGGGACCGGGAGGCGCTTCGGGCGGACAGATGGGCAGCCCGTACTCGGCGATGTACGCCTCCACCTCCGCGCGAATCTCCTCCCGGGTGGGAGGCCGTCCCGGTTCTCCCTGTGCGCCATCGGTGCCGTTCGCTCCGTCGGCACCGTCCTCGCCATCCGTCCCGGGAGGCCCGGGCGGGGGCGGGTTCTCGGCCAGGTACCCAGCGAGAGCTGCATAGATCTGGTCGTTGAGTGCGCCCGGGTTCTCGGCGAGGAGCGCAGCGAACGCCGCAGCGAGCTCGGCCGCCGACAGCTCCCCTTGGTAGGGGTGCTCGGCGAAGTGCCGCGCGACCGCGGCATCGATAGCCTCCTGGGACGGTCCGGGACCGGGAGGCCCTGCCGGTCCAGGCGGACCGGGCTGCGGCGTGTACTCGGGGTCCTCGATGAGGTCGTCGGCAGGCGGGGCGACCGGATCCAGGCCCGCCGCCTCGGCCGCGGACTGCTCATCGCCTAGGGCCTGCGCCAGGACATCGATCCGCTCGCCTTGGAGCCGAACACCGACGAGCGCGACCGCGACCGCGGCGAGCACGGCCACGATCGCCACCCAGTGGACGAGAGCCTGGCGTTTAACGACGCTCATGGCAGGATTCCGGTCGACGACAGCACCTGCACGACGATGCCGATGATCGCGCCGAGGAGAGCGCCCTTGGTGATGCGACGGTCAGCGGCCCGGCGCTCCTCGTCTGCACGTTTCTGGTCGGCCTCGGTCTTGCGCCGCTCCGCCTCCGCTCTCCGTTCGGCTTCCATCGCGGCGACGAGCCGGTCCAGATCCCGCTCGACCGTGGAGATCCGGTCGGTGACCCGCCCGAGCTGCACGTCATGAACCTCGCGGGAGACGAGTCCGGCCAGCAGCGGGCGGAACTCCGCCAGGTCTTCCTTAAGGTCGGCCCGGAGTTGCTTGATCTCGCGCCCGAGTGCGTCATCGGCCACGATCACCCCCTGGCTCGGCATCGCTGGTTGGCTACTCTCCGGGCCCGGTCAGCAGCTCGCCGATCCGGGCAACGACTTCGTCGGCCGCGAGCCGACCGGAGCCGACCTGCGCGATCAGGGCCAGGATCTCCGCGTCGCGCTGCCCCGCGGCGGTGTCCCGCTGGGCGTCCTCGGCGGCGCGCGCGTTGATGGCGTCGAGAATGGTCTTCGTGTCCGCGCCGGCGAGCTTCGCGAGTACCGCCTCCTGAAGCTGCAGGAGCTTCGCGGTGCGGTCCGATGCGGACCGGGAGTACACGTAGCCGTGCGAGAGGGCGGTCCGCACGTCGAGCGTGAGCCGGTTCCACGTGGTCTTCGTGTACTCCGTGACGGGCAGCGGGTCAGTCAGGTCCATGTCGTCCTCCACAAGGTTTCTCAGGGCATCAGCGGATGCGGTGTCGTAGGTGCCGTTGATGGTGATGCCGGCGCGGTGCTGGAGCTCGCGCACAGCCGCGGTCGTCGCTGGCCCGAAGTCGCCGTCCTCGACCAGCCCGGCGGCGATGACGCCGTTGAGGTAGACCTGCAGGGCCAGGACGGCGGGTCCCTCGGCGCCTTCGCGCAAAACGGGCTCAGGAATGCCGGAGACCGGGAGCGTCGGAGCCGAGCCGCCCCACTTTCGCTTGGCCCACGCTTCCCATGTCTCGCCGGACCAGGCCGAGGCGATACCTTCAAGCGCAGCCCAGTCGTTCACGAAGGCTGCGAAGATCGCGCCGTGGATGTGCCACAGGTGGCTCGAGTCGGAGGTGGCGGAGTTCCAGGGTCCGTCCTCGTCGTCCTTGCTGAGGCCGAACACGGTCTTGCCGTCGAGCGTGCCGTAGAACTCGCGCATGGCGCGTAGCCGGTTGTCCCTCCGGTCGAGCGCGGAGCGGCGCAGGTACCCCGTGCGCTTCTTCATCTCGGTGGTGGACATGGTCCAGTCGATCGCGCGGGCGAACTTCCGGTTGCCGCGGTTGAGGTCGAGCCACAAGCGAATCGAGTAGTTCGGTGCCCACTTCGCGAGGTTCTCCTCGACCGAGGAGTGGTAGTAGGGCTTGGGCGCGTAAATGCCGCCGAAGCGGACGCCCGGGGTGGCCGCGGAGGTCTCTTCCCAGACCCGCCAGGTGGGTTCTGCGATGCGGGTCGGGTTCGGGTTGCGGGCCATCAGTCCAGGCCCTTCGGGTTCGGCCCGTCCTCGCGCAGCTGCTCGAACTCGGCGTCGTTGAGGACGGTCACCTTGCCATTGGCGTCGCGGACTTCCCAGCGGTTGCCCTCGCCGTCGGGCGTGGTCTGCCGGACCTCAAGGTCCCGCTCGGCGTCGAACAGATGCCAGTCGTGTGGGTCGGCCATGGTGTCCTCCTTGGGTTTGGGCACGCCGAGCGGGCCGGACGGGCCGGTGAGTGAATGGGGCGCCGGGACTTAGGCGCTGTAGGACTGGGCGCGGAACCAGATGTTCGCGTTCGCGTGGGAAATCCGGGCGTAGTCCGCCGCGGTGCTCAGGTTCAGCACCCGGGTGTTGTAGGAGTCGTAGAACCGGACCGTCGCCGACGTGAACCCCTGGGACTGGCCGACCATGATGGTGCGGGCGACGAGAGTCTCATCGACGGTCACTTGGCTGTGGCCCACGTTGATCAGGTCGTCGTGTTGGATCTCCAGCAGGCCCGCCGAGGTGATCGAGACGCCGGTGACGCCTTTCGGGGTGTGGTTGGCGTCGTCCAGGACCTCAGGGCCCGTGGACGGGAACCGGATGATGCCGTACACCTCCACGCCCGTCTGCGCCTGGGCGGGTGCGGCCGTGAGGACGACCGAGCCGATGCCTCCGAGGAGACCCGCGAGCAAGCCCCGCCGAGTATTCTTCGCCATGTGGTGGCTCCTTAGGTGAGGCGGCGGGCCACAGCCCAGCCGTAGTCGTGAATCGAAGTCGCGCCGGGGTCGGAGACGTTCTGCGCCCATTTGAGCGTCAGCGTCGACGGCTCAGACCCAGTGGTGAGCAGGAATTTCTCCCGGACCGCGCATGGCGCCGGAGTGGTGGCCGTCCCCGACACCCAGGCCGCCAGAGACTGCTCCCGGGAGATGATCAGCGTGTTCGACGACGACGTGCCCGCGATCTCCATCGCCTGGATAGTGCGGACGGTGGTGGCGCCGCCGGTCACATCCCATTCGGTGACGATGTCCGCGGCGGTCGCGCCGGTCACGCCGTAGTTGACCTCGACGAGGTACGTCGCGGACGGTTCGGACACGGTCATTTTCAGGTCCGCATCCCACTGGAGGGTGATGGTCGAGGAGAACATCTGCCGCCCGTTTTTGAACGCGACCAGCAAACCCTTGTCGCCGAACTTCTTACCGGTCAGGAACTCGTTCGCAGTCCAGACGCGGGTCATCAGAGGACCCGCTGGATGCGCAGGAACGAGCTCGCTTCGACAACGACCGGAGTCGCGGAGGTGACGTTCTGCGCCCACTGCATATGCAGCACACCCCCGGCCGCCTCCGTGTACAGGACGCCCTCCTCGATGATCGACACCGGTGTGGTGGTGATGCCGTAGGTGACCGCGGTGGGCCAGCCGTGCACGGAGATGCGCATGTTGTCGGCTGTCGCTGTGGCCGCGCCGGCCGGGCCGAGGTTGTGGCGTCGGCCCTGTGCTCCCGCGGGCACGGAGTAGCCCAGACGAATGTCAGCGGCGGTCGGGCCTGAAGCCGCGAAGCAGCCCAAGACCAGGTAGGTCGAGAAGGGTTCGACGGGCAGGAACAGTTCGTCGTCCAGCTGGTCAACAATCGAGTTCACGACCGACTCGCTCGTGGTTTTCCAGGCGTAGACCGGTTTCCCGAGGTTGTAGCCGTGGGCCGTGAACGGGTCACCGGCGATCACAGGCATAGCTTGGACCGCCATGTCACACCACTCTCTGCGCTGTCATCAAGGAGCCCTCACGGACGGTCGTCGGGGTGGCGTTCGCGGCCAGCTGCGACCACGTCAACGCGAACGAACCTGCAGTTCCTGCTGTGAACAGCAAGATCTCTTCGCGGATCAGGGAGTTCTCGGTGCCGTCGGTGCCATACCCGAGGCTCGTCGATATCGACGCCGACCTGGTTTGGATCTTCGTGGCTCGCACCGTCGTCGTCGTCGTGTCGGGTCCGTGCGTGAACCGCTGCCCGGTTGCCCCAGCAGGGAACGTCCACTGCTGCTTCCAGTCCCCGGCCTGCGCACCAGACACGATCACGACCACGGACACGTGGTAGGTCGCGTTCGCCGCGACCGGGAGCGTCAAGTGCAGATCGGCGACGTTCACCGTCGAACTCGTGACCGATTGGTTCGCGGTCTTTACGACCGAGAGCTCCTGTCGGTCGTCGAACAGTGCTTTCGTGGCGACGGTCCCTGCAGTGACATACCGGTAGTAGTAGGTCATCTACAGCCCCACATAGTTCGGCTGGAACAAGCCCACCGAGGCACCGGCAGCGTGCGACTTGCTGACGGTGTTGACCGCCCTGGTGACCGTGAACCGTTGCGGGTGCAGCGTCGCGTCCGTGTCGAACTGCAGCAGCACCGGCAGCGCATTCGTGTTCCCCGAGTTCAGTCGGACCCGGCAACCCCACACCCCAGCGGCAGTGAGCTGCGTGTCATACGCCGTCAGCGTCCACTGGGGCGGCTCAGTCGATCCACCCCAGATCTTCATGAACAATCTGGGTCCGTCCAGGCGGAACCGGATCCGGAAATCCGTGGTCGTCCCGTGCGTGAGTCCAGCGACGGTCCTCGACGCGAGGGTCGTGACCGTCCCCGCGAGGACGACCTGCAGTTGCGCTGTCACCGACTGGTCCGTCTCGACCTGGAGTGCCGCCGCGTAGTAGGAGTTCGCAGCGACATCCCAGCGAGCGGCCTGCCGGACGAGGATGCCCGCGCCCGTCGCCAAGACCGGGATGCGTGTGATGAACGTCCGGTCCAGATTCGCGACCGGCAACGTGTCGATGTAGGTGGAGCGGAGTGCGTTGACCGCACCCAGGGAGATGATCCCGCGAGTGCCGTTCACGCTGTAGTCCGCGGCGACACCGCCGTTCGTCGACCAAGCATGCCCGGACGTGGAAGTGCCCCAACCGTTCGAGACCGACCTGGTAAACGAATCCGTAAACGAACCGGCTATCGCCGAGGTCGTCATGCGCTCCCCGCCGATCCCGATGTCGAAACCGGCGCTCGTGGTCCACTCCGGGCCCTCGTACGTCTCCACATCGAACGTCGTCGCACTGGAAGTGAGAGCATTGACCAGGCTTGAACCGGCGGTGTCCATCCGGCCGTACTCGGTGTGGTCCAGGCGCGCGATCCGGTACCGCGACGCCGGGGAGCAGTACAACTCCACGACCCACGAGAACTGGTCCATGGACTCCTGGTAGCCCTCCAGGATCAGGTCGATGCTGTCCACAACCCCAGGTGGAGGATCGGGGATCAAAACCCGGTCGCCGAGCTCAGCGACTTTCCATGCCGCGATCTGGCCGGTCGCCCCGTGCAGGAGGACCTGAATCCGGGGGTACCGGTAGTCCCTCCGGGTCCCCTGGTAGAGGACCCATCCGGCGTGGTCGGGCAGCCGGTCGGGGTAGCGGACGTTCCGTGACGCGGAGATCTCGTTCTCCACCGCCGACACGGACGCCGTCGCCGACGACCCCGCACCCGAGACTGTCGCCTGCGTCGCGAGGTAGTGGTCGTCGTCGCCCTGCTCCAGGATCGAGAAATCGGCCTGCGTCAACGTCAACGCGGGGGCCCCGAGAGTGTTCGCGTTGAGCAGCGACCGCGCCCGATACCGCAGCGACCCCGAACCGAAATCCCTCGGCTCGAAAAGGATCCCGCCGTCGGCCTCCACAGCGTCGGCGATGACCCCGAGAATGCTCGCCTTCGGCTGCTCCCCGAGCCGCTCGTACATCGCCGACTCTGTCGACGACGTCGACATCGAATACAGCAGCGCGCATTCCTCGTCGAGCCGGTTCAGGCGGGTGCTCGTCGTCTCGCCCGCACCAGTCAGGAACGCGTTCATCGCGTTCGCGTACCGGTCGATGTAGGTAATCGGCAGGTCATCGTCGTACACCGCGAGATGCCCGACTGCCAACAGGTCGGGGGCGGTGTTGATCGTCGGCGCCGGGAAGCTGACTTTCCTTATGGTGCCGAGGGTTTTGCTGGTGAGGCTATGCGTGTACGTGACGCCCTCGTATCGGATGCGGAACGAGATGTCGGAGCCGGACTGGGCGGCGCGCACCGCGACCGCATGCCACTCCCCATCCCCAGGGGGTTTCGTAGTAATCGCCCCGGTGTCCAGTGTCCCCAGCAGGGTGTCGTCCTCCTGGTACACGTGCAGCACGAGTTTTGTATCGGTCACCACCAGCCGCAGCCGGTCGGGCTGGGTGCTGCCCTCGGATTTGTTGATGTCGCAGTCCATCAAGGTCGTCGACCAGGCCGTGTCGGACTCGATTTTGAAGGCGCCGAGTACGTTCCACTCCCCGGTGCCCGCGTACGGGCGGACGATCCCCGTCGCACTCGGCGGGTTCGCTTTCATGAACTCGTAGTCCGAGTGCGGCGTCGGCTCCGACCCGGCAGGCGGTGAGGACGCACCCAGCTCGATCGACCCGGTCACTGTCATCGCGATCCCGTCAGGGAAGAACGAGCTGCATTCCGTGGCGTTTTTGCCGTCTTCCATCGGCCAGTACTCGATGCACCCGGTGTTGCTGGAGGGCAGGTTCGGTGCCGTCCAGTACAGCGGCGAATGCGCCCCCTGCGTCCCCAGCCGGCGCAGGATCGAATCCGCCGTCACCGACACCCACGAATCCGAACCCGCAGGGCCACGCCACTGGTTCGGCAGTTTCGACAGGTACCCCGAGAACCGGGTCGACCACGACCCCCCGGAGTCGGTGGAGGCACTGAGCCGGATCGGCGTGTTCACCTGCAGCAGCGGAAAATACGGCGACAGGGGGTTCTGGGTGCAGAACCTGCCATCCCCGTTCTCCAGATCGAACGTGGCCGTCGACGGCGACGTCGACCCGGAGTCGTTCCGCCGGCCCCGGTTGACCACCACTTTCGATCCGTCGGCGGTCCGTAGCTTGGCGGAGATGTCCGTCCACGACCACAGAGCAGGGTCGCCAGTAATATCCGCGCCGAGCGCGATCTCGGCTTTCACTTTCAGCGGGTCGGTAGGGAATACCATCAGCTGGTCCCGAACGCGGCCTGGACGTTGCCGGCGCCCCGCACGCGGACGATTTCCTGCAAGGCGCGAGCCATCGGATCAGAGCTGTTCGCGAAGTCCAATCGCACCGTCACAGTGCTATGCGAGGCTGCCGCGCCCGACATGGCCTGACCCGCACCGGTGTTCCGGTCCATGCCATTCCAGACCGGCACGCCGCGGCCCGAATTGACGGCCTCCAGCAGCGTCCGGTAGCGCCTCGTCGACGCCGCATTGACGATGAACTCGCCGTTGCTGACCCTGATCAAGTTCGCGTCGTCGCGCGGTCCCCCTCGGCCGCTGAACATCCCCCCAGAGGGAAACGCAGGCAGGCCTCCGGAGGCGAACCCAGGCACATAGCCGCCGTCCGCGTACCCCATGGGAGACTCCCCGCCCTTCGGGATCCACGGCCGCTGACCAGTAGTCACATAGCTCGTCTTGACGGTGGTCTGCACCAGGGACGGAATCTGGTCGAACGCCGCGGCGTAGTCGTCGATCTGGTCCTCGGTCAACCCGAGCCGCCTCGCCAGAGCCCGGAACTCCGCCTCGAGATCCTCAGCGACCGCCATCGCCTCCTCCTGGGAGCCTGTCGACTCGGCTACCGCCGACACCTGGTCGAGGTAGGCGCCGATGAGGTTGCGAACGGTCTCCCGGTTCGACAGGGCAGCCTCGGAGTTGCCATCGATCGCGAAGCCGTTCTCCTCGAATTCGGCGGTTGCGGCATTGACGATCGACGCCACCGCGTCCTCGGCCTCCTGGACACCGAACAGGGTCTCCGTGATCTGCCGCAGCGCCTCGTCGAGTTCTTGAATCCCCGACATCGCCTCCGAGGCGGCATCGGTGGAGACACGCAACTGCTCGGCGTACAACTGCGTTGCCGCAGAGGCGCCCTCTGTCGCTTCGGTGCCAGTCTCGGTGCCGAGACGCAGATTCTCTGCCCGGTCAGCGGCCTCGTCGTACGTGCCCTGCAATTCACCCAGCTGGCCGTCGAGGTAGTCGACCGCGTCGGCCTGGTTCCACTCCTCGTCGGTCATCTGCCGGAACTCGTCGCCGGTCTCACCGGACGCGGCACGCAGCTCGTCGTAGTAGGTCTTCTGCTCGGCCAGGGCGTCAGTGCCGTTCAGCACCGAGTCGACAAGCTCGGACTGGGAGATCCCGAATTCCTTCGCGGTCTCGAACGCGCCGATGGCCTCAAGTTCGTTCGCGACCCACGCCCGAGTGTTTTCGGTGATCGCACCGGTCTGCGAGTCCAGGGTCGACGACAGGTCGTCCGTTTTCGCTGACGACTGTGCCTGCGCCGCCGAGAACGCGCCGAGCACGGTCACGGCTACACCGATGGCGGCACCCCAGGGCCCGAACAAAAAACCCGTCAACCCGGAGAGGGCCCTCTTCGCCATCAGGGCCCTACTGGTTCCCATGTCCGCGAGGGCAGCGTTCAACGCGTGCACCTTCGGCACCGCGACGATCGCGGCCCCGCCAAGGATCGTGATCGCGGCACCAGCCGCGCCAATCCACACCGCGGCCTGCTGCACCGGCGCGGGCAGAGCCGAGAACGCCTGAACCGCACTCGTGGCGGCCTGCGCCATCGCGCGAAGCGCATCGTTGGCGCCCGAGCCCGACTGGATGAGGGCCGAGTCCAGCGTCGACTTCAACTTGGTCAAGTCGCCGTTAAGGTTGTCGAGACGATCCGCCGCAACCTCGGCGGCGTACCCGGAGTCGTTGACCGCCAGGTTCCAGTCCGTGATTCCCTGCGACCCCTCCGTGTACAGCACGTTCGCCGCGCGCACCGCATCCGCCCCGAAGATCGTGGCAAGCGCAGCGTCCCGCTCGGCCTGTGTGAGGCCCTGCATTTGGCTCTTCAACTGCCCGGCGAGATCAGTGAGGCCGACGAAGTTCCCGGCTGCGTCGTACGCGTTGATGCCGAGGTCCTCCATGAGCGTCGATGCTTCTTTGGAGGGGTTCGCGAGCATCATGAGCATCGTCTTGAGGGAGGTGCCGGCATCCGAGCCGATCAGGCCCGCGGACGCGAACGCCGCGAGGGCCCCCGTACCGTCCTCGATGCTGATGCCGAACTGGTTCAGGACCAGGCCGCTTTGCTGCAAGGCCATGCCGAGGTCCGCAACAGACCCCAAGGACTTCCCTGCCGCGGCGGCAAGGAGATCCGCAACATGAGGGATCTGGTCGCCGGAGAGACCGAACTGCTGCATCGCCAGGGCCGCGATCTCCGCCGCATCGGCCACGGCCATAGACCCGGCCGCAGCCAGCGACAGTGCCCCGTCGAGGCCGCCGTCGAGAATGTCCCGGGTGGAGATACCTGCTTTGCCGAGCTCCTCGATCGCCTGCGCCGCTTCCGTCGCGCTGTAGGCGGTGCTAGCGCCTGCTTCTAGGGCGGCTTCGCGGAGCAGACCCATGGCTGCGTCGGTTTCGTGCAGCACCGCGTTGACGTTGCTCATCTGCGCGTCGAAGTCGGCGAACTTCTTGACCGCGTAGCCGACCCCGAGCGCGAGTGCGGTCCCGGCGATCATGGCCGTATGCGACAACTGGTCGGCGACCTCACGGTGCGCCATGACGTTCTTCTGGATCTCGCCTCGGGCGTCGACCCACGCCTGCTTGTAGTTCCGGATCGCAGTGATGGCGCCGGCCATCTGCATGCGAATACCGACCGACACTGTCCGCTCTGCCACGTCACCACCGCTCTCTGACGTTGAGGAACAAGGCTTGCGGCTGGGGTTTCTTCTGGCCGCGGATCTGGTCGGCACCGATACCGATTGCGGTGCACCGGTGGCATCGAGTGGGGTCGTCGGGCAAATACTTGCCGTCGTTCTCCGGGAGCGTCGTCTCGGAGAGCCGCCCGTGGCAGCCGGGGCATTCGTCGCCCTCAGCGAGCGCGAGCGCGAGCATCCAGTCCTGCTGTTCGTCGTCCCACTCGGTTTCGCGTTCGGTCACGGTTACCATGCGGCCGTCGCGTTTCTCGCGCCACGAGTAGGTTTTCGGCTCCCAGCCGTCGAGCCGCTTCAAGCTGATGCCGAGCGTCCTGGCCGTGGTGACCTTCGCCCGAAGCTCGCCCGACTCGTGGAGCCGCTCGGTCAGAAAGGGAGGCTGGAGCCCTGAAGGTTCAGTGCTTGGGCTGCGGCCACCAGACGAATCCACTCGCCCTCGGTGAGGACCTCGTCGATCTGGGTCCACTCCTGGTCGGTGGGGACAGGGTCGACGATGCTGGCCCGCACCATCGCCTCATAGAGGGTGTCCTCGTTGTAGCCGACTTTCCGGTCGTCGACGTGGTCTTTCCTGGGCGGGTGGGCCTTGATCAGCTCCGTCCACTGCTTGCGCGGCAGGGCGCGGAGGGTGAACCGGATCGTCGCCGCTTCCACTGCTTCGGCGAGCTCGTCGGGGACGGTGGGCTTGCCTCCGAGGGAATCTGCGGCAGTGCGCACCGCTTTCCGCTCGGCCTCCCGGTAGGCCTCGATCGCCGAAGCGTCGAGGCACACCGGGACGACCCGCTCGGGAAGCTTCGCCTTGTTGAGGGCTTCGATCGCCATCAGGCGGCCACTGCCCGCAGTTCAGGGTCGGACGTGATCATCGTCGGCACCTCGTACCGCGCGGTCGTGTTCGCCTCGGGCGCGAGTTCCCGGGTCTCGCCGCACGCAATCGGGTAGACGCTGACCTTGTCTGCGGCGGCCCACGCCGTGGAGGCGTCCACGTAGCGGCGCACCACGATGTTGCCCTCCACGCCGCGCACCAGCGTCGTGTAGGTCGTGTCGGTGCCGGTCTGCTTCTTGATCCGCAGCAGGGTGCCCGAGAACGAGGCCCGGCCGGGACGCTTCGTGTCGAACGTGGACGAAAGGCTGGTCGTGTCGACCTCGGCCGTTTCCGGCTCGAAGCCGACAAGACCGTCCGCAGTGATGAACGTGTCGATGTCGTCGCCGGCGTTGATCTCGACGACGGTCGGCGCGGCGATGTTGGTGATCGTCGGCACGAACGCGACCTTGACGGTGCCGTCGACAATGATGTCGCCCATAGCTACTTGTCCTTCCGGGTGTTCGTGGTCTGGGGCATGACCAGGTCGGCCATGGGCTCTGTGTCGGTGGTTTCGACCGGAGCGGAGGCTCGCGTCCAGCCCTTCGCGATCCAGTCGTTGACGGCGGCCACAGGGCACGCCCACTCGCCCTTCGTCTGCGGATGGCGCAGCAGCACGGTCTTCATTGGTTCTCCTGGTGATTGATCGATTACGAATGGGGACGTTCGGTCGATGTAGACCAACGCCACCGCAGGTACAGTGAAAGTTCTCGACCCCTGAGAGAGGCCCCGATGAACCGACTTGCCCTGGTCTTCCTGCTCGGTGCGGCACTTGCCGCGGTCGGCGTGGTAGTGCTGATCGCCAGCACGGACTTCGACCCGAACCCGTTCATGGAGAACCAGACGAACGAGACCGGTCAGCTCGCCGGCGTCGTCGTGGCTTCCGCTGGCGCCGTGATCGTTGCGATCGCCGCCGCCGCCCAGGCGGTCTGCCGGAGCATCCGCAGCTAAGCGGCGGCCATCCGCCACAGGTAGACGTCGATCTGGTCCATCACGGCGATGCCGGTGGACTCGTCGCGCCCCGGCGGGTTCGTCAGTTCACGCCGGATCGGCCCCGATGACCATCCGGCGACCGTGAGCCGCTGATCGGTGACCGTGGAGTCGACCTGGCTGGCAACGACCCGCGCCCCCTGCGCCGACTCCGCCACCGAATGGACGTAGGCCCGGTCGGTGGCCTCGTTCGAGGTCTGGCGGAGGTTGTCGCCACGATTGCGCCCGCCCGCGAAGTAGACGACGACGTACGGCGGTTCCAGCCCGACAGGGACGTCGCCGTCGACCACCGTGATGTTGGGGTTGGTCTCCAGCAGTGCCAGGAACGCTGCGGCAGCAGCCTCAGCTACCACCGAGCACGTCCTCAATGGCGTCGCCGAGGTAGCGTTCCAGCCGCGGTGTCTCCCGGTCCAGGGCAGGCATACCGCCGGGGATCGGGGCGTTGTTCACGGTCCCGAACTCGATGATGTTGCCCAGAGCGCCCTGCGCACGGCCCTTGTCGGGGCCGATCTCCCACTCCACCGCACCGGCCGAGAACTTGCGGTCGTAGTTGACCGCCCGCGACAAAGGCTCGATGTAGGAGTGACCCGACCAGGTCTCAGCCCAGTCTTTCTTGATGTTGAGCGCGGCCTTCTCGCCGACCTTCACGACCTCGTCATGCAGGGCCTTCGGGAGGCGGTCGAGCTCGGTGATGTACGCGCGGAGCTCGGCGTCGTCGATGTCCATCATCCGGTCACCTCCGTGCACATGACCCGCCGTGAGGTCGCATGGGACTTGTGGTGCAGGTCCTTGATGCGTACGACCCTGCCGACCAGGTCGGGGTCATGCACGGAGGTGTCGATCGTGATCTCGTCACCCTTCCGCAGGCCCGTGACCGCGATCGGCAACTGCACCTGGAGGGTCAGCAAGACCAAGGCGGCTTCCCCGATGTCCCTCGGTTCACCCCAGCCGCCGTTGGTCTGCACACGACACTTCTGCGCCGCATACAGCACCGAGTACGTCGGTGTCACTGCGCCGGTCGTCAGGTTCGTGGTGTCGCCCGTGCGGCGACGGATCGTGCACGAGTCGACCATCAACGCCTCAGCCGCCGCCCGCCCTTGGGCGAGCAGGTCACTGGCATTCATCGCGGATCGCAATCGAGAACGCGGACCCCAGGCCCGCGGCCCGGCGGATCCGACGCGACTCGTCCCGGGACACCTCGAACGACGTGACGGTCTCTGACGCGTACGTCAAGATCTGCGTGTAGTCGTCGATCGTCCCCTGCTGCGACCGGAGCCCCGACGGGTTCGTGAACAACCGCTTCGCCATGTCCAACGCCACCGAGAAGAACCGGGACTCGTCGGTGGCGTCGAAGCGGGCCTGCCCGACCGCGTTGATGATCTCCACGCGCACTTTCCGCTCCAGGAGCAGGTACGTGCCCTCGTCGATCGCTGACGGGTCGACCTGAAGGAAGGCGGCCAAGTCGTCCTTGGTGAACAGCGCCATGACCGCCTCCCCCTATTCGTCGATGACGCCGGAGTCGGCCAGCGCAGCGATGATGTCGTCCCTGGTGTCGTCGTCCTCTACCTGGACACCATGGTTGGCCGCGAACAGCGCCCATGCGTCCCGGCTGGAGCCCTTCCCGGCCCGGGGCGGCTCGACGACGGCATCCGTGGGCTCGTCCTCCTCAACCTGGGACGACTCGAACTCTGCAGCCGCCTCGACGACCGCGTCCGGGTCTTCCCACACGCCAGGGTTAGTGATGAGCGTCAGCAGACGACCCTCCACTTCGGTGCCGCGGTTCAGGACCACGGTCCGGCCCGTCTCCGGGTCGTGCACGTGGACCGTCAATGCGAGTTTCGGCATGATGTCCTCCTACTGGACGTCGGCGACCATGAGCCGGTTCGGGTCGGTCAGGACGGGCATGCCGACCCCGGTGACCTTGGTCCAGGTGCGGACAGGGTCGCCCTCCTTGAGGACGACGCCCACCAGGCCGGGAGCGTCGGAGAACTCGAGGGACGGGTTCCCCACACCGGCGAGTTCGAGCGCTTCCGCGGTGATGCCCCACGCGGTGTAACCCAGCGTGGACGGGTCCTGCGGGAGCATGATGAACCGGTCCGCGGGGATCACGCGGGTGTCGACGTCATCGACGTTGACCTGCGTGTCGTACTCCACCAGGGTCGGCAGGCCATAGGCCTGCAGGACGGTGGTGAGGTTCGCGGGCGTGACGATGGACGGCGTTCCCGCCATGGAGCCCACCAGGGCCCGGATCTCCGCGTTGCGCAGCAGGTTCCCGATGACCGCACGAGACGTCAAGGCGAACGCAGGGCGCTCACCGTTGAGCGCCACGTACGTGTCGGTCCACGACATGATGTCGGCCAGCGGCGTCGCGGTTGCGATCGTCGACCAGGGCGTGCCCGGGGCGACGAGGTTCCCGGCAGGGACACCCCAGTCGGCCTCGAGCGTGAGCCCGTTCTCGTCGGTCAGCGTGAACTTGCCGTCCACGAGGACGTCGCCGCGGGCGAGCTCCATGCGAGCCCGCACCGCGCGGGTGTTGATCTCGGCGTCGTCGAAGATCGCGTCGACTAGCGCCGGGTTGGCGTCGCCGTTGTTGCGCAGCGCCTCCATCTTGAGGCGCTCGTACTCGCCGACGACGGTCTTCTGACCCAGCGGCGGCAGTTCGACTTCCTTGCGGGTGTAACCGTCCCGCTGCCCGATCGGAGTCTCCGCGTCGTACGTCCGGAACTTCGCAGTCCGGTTCTTGCGGGTCACCGAGTCGATCCGGGCCGTGATGTCAGAGAACTGACGGTCGGGAAGGAACTGGTTGAGGATCTGGTTGGCAGGCAGCGGCACTTCGCGCACGAACGCGGTCAGCTCCGCCGGGTCAACGAGATCAGTAACGATAGGCATGTGTCATTCCCTCCCTTACCGGACCACGATCCGGCCGGCCATGTCGGTGCCAGCGGCAGCGTCATAACCGGATTCGGCCGGCAGGCGGTCTTCGATGACCATGCCGTGCTCGAGCAGCGGGGCCCCGACGTCAGCCGTGCCCTTGATCGAGATCGAGTTGAACAGGAACCCCGCAGCGACCTGCTGACCGGTGGCCAGGGCGTCGTCGTAGGGCCCGTAGAGTCCCGTCGCGGTGATCCGACCGACCACGGTCCCGGAAGGGATGTACCCGTCCGGGTAGTGCGTGGCCTCGGTGAACGCCGAAACGTCGAGCGTGATGGTGCGCGTGGCCTCGGTGCCATGAGCCGATCCCAGCCAGGACCGGTCCTCAACACCCCAGGTTTCGCTGCGGACGGAAATGTCCACTGTTACCTCCTAGTGGTATCCCCGCCCGGCACGGGGTCGTCATTTACCGGGATCACCGAACCGGGCTCGCGCCCGTGCCTTACCGGCTTCTTTCGGGTTCTTGACCGCACCAGGGCGGGCGCCCTGGGACGGATCGGGTTTCTGCTGCTGCACGGTGACCCGCTCGCCTTGGAGAGCGACCAGCCGTTCAGCCTGTTTCGCGATCGACTCCTCATCGGAGCCGGTCAGGAAAATCTCGGCGTCCTCATCGGAGAGGCCGTGTTTGGTGGCGATCCGGTACCGCAGAGCCTCGGTCTCAGCCTTCGCGGCCTTCCGCTCCATCTCAGCGAGCAGCTCGTTCGCCTTCTCGAGGTCCGATTTCCGTTGGTCCTCGATCTCTTTGAGCCGGTCCGCTGCAGGCTTGGCGGCCTTCAGCTGGTCCTTGAGCTCTTTGATCTGCCGTTCGGCTTCCTTGCGGGCGTCGCGCTCCGCTGTCAGGGCTTTCAGGCCGGATTCGCCGAGCTGCTCCGGGGGAGCGCCTGCCGGCTCGTTCGGGTCGGGTTCGGACATCGCGTCCTCCATGTCGGGGCCGACATCGCATCGGCCGTTCACCGGCCCCGCAGGGCCGTGGTCTCAGGGGCTAGTAGATGTAGCCGTGGAGCTTCAAGAGCCGAAGCGCGTCGGGGTGGTCCTTGGCGATCTCGTAGATGCTCTCGGGCATCAGCCGGGTCAACTGCTGCCCGCGGGAGCCCGTCACCCGAAGCTCAGCCGTGGTGAACAAGTCCGCGCCGAACACGTTCCGGCGGCGCAGACTTCGCCGTTGCCCTTCGGCGGCGCCGGTCATCCCGGCGGCTTTCCGTCGGGCGTTCACGACACGGGCCATGTCGGCTCCGTCGCGGATCGCCTGCGCGCCAGCGTTCGTGAATATCCGGTCCTGCTCGGCCTTCGACAGCGAATCGAAGTACGCTTTCGGGTCGGTGATCAAGTCTTCGCGCGGATCCCCCACCACGGGCACCGAGATGCAGTTGCACTTCGGGTGTCGTTTGAAATCCGTCTTCCACGACCGGTCCGACCCGGCGAGGATGATGCACCTGGAGCACGACGGAGGCGTGATGGCCCGCGCGTACCGGGTCACGCGCCTCGTGGTCGAGACGATCGTCGGGGCGATCCGATAGGCGTCCGCGACCTGCGTCGCGGCGATCATGCGAGTGTGCGCCTGTCCGAACGCCATCGCCTTCGCGACGGTCGCACCCCGCTTCAGGGCTTCGATCGCCGTGAACGCCGGCGAGAGCAGCAACGTGTCAAGGGGCCTGCCGTCCGATGCCCATCCTGCGAGCGCGAGCGGCAGGATGTGACCGTCGGTCGGGTTGTCGCCGCCCTGGACGCGGATGGCCTCGTCGACGAACGGTGTCGCCTGCCCGGCCGCCTGCGCCTGCGCGGTCACGATCGACCGCAGCAGCAGCGGGACGAGCGCCCTCCACGAGTCGAGGATCCGCGACTGGTCTACTTGCGCCCACAGGGTGCTGGCGGTCTTCTCGGCCGCGGCGGCGGCTTGGTCAGTTCGTTTCTTGTAGCTCAGCGCGGCCCGCAGCACTCACGGCCTCCTGCTGGCGAGCGAGAACAGACAACGGGTCACGCTCAAGCGCTTCCCGCTCCTCGTCCTCCATCAACTCGATCTGCGTGTCGGTGTAGCCAACATCCAGACGGGTCTGACGGAGCGTCGAGATACCCACTTGGAACTTCTTCACTGAAGCGTCCGCGACCTGCGCGACCGTCGGTGTTGAAGCGTCACGCCACACCGTCTCCATGCGCCGCAGGTCCGCGCCGTCGACGTCCAGCTTCGCGATTGTGGCCGCGATCCGCATGACCTGCTCCCACGCGCCGCCGAACACCCGCTGCTTGCGCTCGACCCGCTTCACCAGCTGCGCCTCCGAAGAACGGATCGCATCAGCCGAAGCCGGGTTCGTGCCAGCGAACTGCAAGTAGTGCGGAGGCAGCGCGAGCATCTGCGAAGCGACCTGCGCCAGCAGTTTGATCGTGTCGTGGAAGTTCGAGAGTGCCGCCTCGGGGAACTGCACGACGTCGGCCTCTTCGCCCTTGCGTTGGCTTGTCGCCCACTCCCGGCCGGCCACTTTCTCCCACGTGGACAGCGGTTTGCCGTTCTCGTCGACGAAGTCGTCCTCGTTGAGGCCGAACCAGACCCTTCGGGGCATCGCGTGGTACTCGCCGGAGATCATCATGTCCGTCGCCATCTTGTTCGCGGCGTCCGCAATCGGGATGACATCGGCGAGTTCGCTCGTACCCTGAGGCTTCAACATTCGAGGGCGGTTCACCAACGGCACTACCGAGCAGAACCCACGATTGTGATCGGTCTGGTCCTCCAGGACCCACTTACCGCCCTCATAGACGTAGAACCGGTCGACGCCCTCGGTGTATAGCGTGGAATGCAGCTGATCGTCGTCGTCGGTCCACCGCTTCAGCCCCCAGATGACCTTCCGAGTTCGGGGGTCATGGTGGGTGATGACTTGACTGGGGTGCTCCACGGTGATGACCGGCAGTTCCGGCTCGTCCGGATTGGGGCCCACGATCGCATAGGAGCGCTTCAGGATCAGCGACTCCAGGTGCGCCTGCTGCGACACCTCATCGAGGTCGTTCGCCTGCCAGATGCCCCATAGCCGGTCGTCCGCCTTCGCTTCGCCGGGGAGTCGGAAACCCTCCACATCAAGGCGGTTCTCGTAGGCGTCCACGCCCATCCGCGGCCAGTTGATCACCAGTTGGGTGATCCGGTCGCCGATTTCCTGCTGCAACGCCGGGGCCATGTAGCACAGCGGCTGGTCACCCTCGTAGTAGCGGTTCAGTTTCCGCAGTTCGGCATGTTCAGCGGCGAGCTGCCCCGACAGGTACTCGACCATCTCGACAGGGGTGCGTTCAGGCACGACTTACCCCCGTCTCACGATCATCTTCGAGCTTCGTCGCTGCCAATTGCCCCCAGCGAGGGCGTCGAGTCGTGCCTGCCAGCTCAAACAGCCGGCCATGGCGAGGTCGATGTACTTCTCCGAGTCGGGCCGTTCCTTGTAAATCGTCCACAGCGGGGTGTCGTCGTCGTCCAGGACCTTGACACTGCTGCGGCGAGCGTTAGCGATATGGCGAGCCAGGTCGGAGTCACCGGAGTGCGACAACTGACCAGACGTCATTGCGGTCCTATAGGCCCGCATGGCTTGGCCGATTTGCTTCTGCCGGTTCGTGTACCACTCCATGACGCGCTTCTGGCCGTACTTCCCGGCCCACTTCGCGACGTTGTCCTCGAACCGTGGCGGATCGGCGTAGAGCAGCACGACCCGCCAACGCTGCATCGCTTCTTCCAGCGCGCCGTTGACCTGGTCGTCGGTGACTTCCCAGTCCACTTCCTTCGGGAGGTCTTCGGGTTTCTCCCACAGCGCGATCGGCCATTGGTGGCCCGTCTCGATGTGTGTGGCCACGAATCCGCAAGCGTCTCGCCAGCGGGCGCCGTCGAAACCGAGCACAATCGGCTCCTTGTCGGCGATCACCAGGTCGGCGCGGGTCAACTCGCTCCAGCGGACCGGATCGAACGCCTGCCGGGAGCTCGCAACCCACCGGTTCAGCCAGACCCGCTCGAAGTACGCCTGGTCGGTGTCGTCCTGGTGGTACAGCGACATGATCGAGTCGATGTCGGACCATTTCGCGACCGCTGGACCCGATGCCTCAACGATCGCCGCCCGCAGACCCTCATCGGTCTCCAAGTCATGCGACGGGCTCGCCTCTCGGTGGAAGTAGAACAACTGCGGGTCCCGCGCCTTGCCGGCGTGGACCTTCTCCGCGTAGTCCTTCTCCGTCTCCGCCACCGACCGTTCCCCAGGAACACCCGCGGTCGTCGTTGACAGGCTCCATGGGTCCGCGATCGGACGCTTCGGGATGTTCTGCAGCATCGTCTGATGCGCGTCAATCAACTTCGGGAGCGTCATCCGGTGCGGCTCATCGAAATGCTGAAACGTCGTTCTCGCGCCGTCGCGGGAGTTCGGGGCCGCCGCCAAAGCGACTGCCTTCCCGTCGCCGTTCCAGCGAGTGATCCGCTCCAACGTCGGGTCAAACAAGTCCGCGTCCGTGGACTCCTCGCACATCAGCTTGAGCGCCGCGTACGCGAGCTCCTCAGTCTGCTCCTCCGTGTACGCCACCATGGGGATGTACGGGTCCCGCACCGGCCTGCCGACAGGGTTCCCGTTGGCATCGAACCCGTCGCAGCGCACCGGTCCCTCAGGGTGCAGTTCGGCGAAAGCGATCCACGCGGCCTTCTCGGTCTTCGCCGTCCCCTTGCGAAGCGAGATGCACACTCGCTTGAACCGGCGCCGCCCCGCCTTCGGATGCCCCTGCGGGTACACCTCGTAGGCCCGATAGATCAACGCCCGCGTCTCATCGTCGATCACCGCGGGCTCGCCACGGAGGTCACCGGGCCCGAATGTGCATCGTTCCTCGATCAGGTCGCAGATCTGCGGCCCGAGAGTGGACCAGGGGGTTTCATCGAGCGGAGGGACGATCAGCCCCGTCACTTCACCGCCTGAAGCAGACTCCGCGGATCGGCAGCCGGCTCCGAAGACTCTCGAGGCTTCTCCGCAGCGGTCTTCCGCTTCCGGGTGTTCTCCTCCGCCGCCTCGCCGCGGTCAATCTCCCACTGGAGACGCCGGCGGTCCAACGGAGTGATCCCGTACAACTGCCCTTGCATGCGGATCTCCGCCGACAACTTCACCCGCAGGTTCGCGTTGTCCGCAGTCCAATAGTCATCCACCAGGATCGCCAGCCGGATCAGGCCGTGCTTGTCGGAGTCGTCGTACTCGGGCGCCATCGGAGACGCCCAGATGTCCTTCCACCACTCCAACGTCTGCGAATGCCAGTCCTTACCCTCAGGGAGCGAAGGCGCCTCGACGTCATGCACCAGCGTCAGGGTCGCCCTGGTCGTGGTTTGGTTCCGTCGAGCCGGATTGCGTTTCGGTTGAGGCCCAGGCATCGCGCCCTCCTCGAAGTGAGAGCGGATCGCCCGCTCAACTGATGGTCACAGTGAGTGACCGAAAACTTGGGGAACCCGTACGCGGAGAAA